TCATAACAATCTATTCTTTTCCCGCCTCTCTGCCTTGGTAAGCATCAGGCGAATGTTTCTTGTTCTTGTTTCTACATATTGCTTGTACCTTGTCTTGTTCAAGCCTTGATCTATCTCCCATAGGAGTCTGCGAAGCCTTGCGACCTCAGAGTCAGAGAGTAGCATGGTGATTCCTATTGAACTCCTGCAATTCCCTGCTGAATATCGTGAGCCATACACGGAAGCAGAAGATACCCACATTTATCTCCAACATATGCCGAGTGTCCGAAACCGTAATCCTCGGAAGGAAGTCGAACTTGTACTTGGAGATTTCTCCGTGCATGAATCCCCAATCCCTTTCAAAAAATGTCTTTCTCATAACTAAAATGGAAAATTGTTGTCTTCAAATTCGCTGTTGCTACCTCCTCCCCGCCACTCTATCGGAGCAACTTCCCCTTTCTCGGTAAAGGCGGAGAACGTGTCGTTGGCCACAATGGTAATGCTGATGTTGCCTGCCTTGCCCTGTCGGTTCTTGCGGACCCACATGTTGACCTCCTTTCCTTCCTCATCTTCTGTAGCCCTCTCAAGCATCAGAACGATGTCCGCATCCTGCTCAATTCCTCCCGAGTCTCTGAGGTCGTGCATCTCCGGCGGCCTCTTCTCCGATGCAGACGATCGGTTGAGCTGACAGAGTAGAACAATCGGAATCTTGCAGGACTTGGCCAGAGCCTTTAGGTCTCCCGTACACTCTGCGATGGCCTGCGAGAGATTGCCGCCCCTGATGTAGAGCTTAATTAGTCCGAGATAGTCAATGAAGGCGATATCGCACTTGCCCGCCATGGAATTGAGAGTGATGCGGGACTTAATGTCCTCCAATGTCCTTGCCGAATCATTGAGATAGATGGGTTTTTCGGATAGGTCTCCCGATACAGACTCAAAGACGCTCCACTCAATGTCTCCCTTTGCCATACTCCACTGATTCAGCCTGTCACTCTCCGAAGAAAGGAATCTCTGCGCCAGCTCCGCATTGGTCATCTCAAGCGAGAAGACGTTGACCGTCTTTCCCGCATTGGCCGCCGACTTCGCCATGTGAAGCATTACCGCTGTCTTTCCGACCGATGGCCTTGCGGCAAGGATAACAAGGTTTCCTGCGTTGAATCCTCCGTAGGTGTAGAAGTTCAGAGTCTTAAAGCCAGTCGGGGTTCTCAACACCTTCCCGCTCTGCCTTTCCTTCTGCAACTCCTCAAGATTCTCGCCGACCTCCTGAAGGACCTTTGAGATGTGCTGCATCCCTCTGTCTCCATCTATCTCCTTGCGAAGATTGTCTGCAAGTCCGTCAACGGCATTGATGAGGTCTTGGGCGAGAGTGTTGGTGTCGCACGATCCGGCAAGCAGTTCCACTGCCTTTGCGTAGCACTTGCGCCTTATATCAAAGTCCTTGAGAGTGGCAAGATGCTGAACGGCAGTCGCCATTCCTCCTGTATTCTGCATCATAGGGATAATGCCCTTCTGTATCAGTTCTCGGTCTATCCTGCCGAATACTGACGGAAGGTCAATTATCATTCCCTCTTTTGCCATAGCACGCAGGGCCTTGTAAGCATCCCTGCATTTGTCGTCAGTGAACATCTCCGCCGTTATCACTCTTTCCGCATCTACCATTGTCTCCGGCAGAGATATTATGTCAGCGATTACCTGAATCTCTGTCGATAGAGAGTCGGGCATCGGAAATTCGCTGATGCTTGTCGTTAGTTGCTTTCCCATCCCATTTCCTGCATTAACTTGTAATGATCTTCATTGGTGGATACCCTCTTCGGCTTCTCCTGCGCCTGTGCGGGTTGCTTGGTTATCGCTATCCTCGCCCATTGGATGAAATGTCTCTTGAAGTCCTTGTAGTCCCTGTGGACATCCCCCTTGTGGCGGGACTCCACGACAAATTCATCGAACAGCCTCTTGCAATCCTCCAGGGACTTGACGTGGAGTATCAATGCGACATCCATCCATAGCCCTTCCTCCTTGTACTGCCGAATGAAGTCGTCCTCGCACGTGTGCGCATTAGAGTTATTATTATATATTTCTTCTCCATTCTTTCCATTCTTGTATTCGGTCGGAGATTGGTCGGAGATTGGTCGGACATCGGTCGGTTCTGTGGTCGGAGTTGGCTCTGGTGTATCTTGGTAACTCTCATAGTTACAAATCGTTATGGTGGTCGATTTGCGGTCGGAGTTGCGTGTAATCATGTGGTCGGATTCCAAAAGTTTCAAGAAATTCAGAACTTTCTCTTTTGACCTTCCCCAACGTGATGCAAGGAACGAAATGCTGACTGAAAATTGTCCCTTGTTTAGAGATACAAGACTTCCGTTAATCAGAGTCTTGTGATTTTCATGAGAAGCCATCAGAATCATATCTACCCACCACTTGAACTTCTCTGCATCCTGAAATATCCAGTGATCGGTTATATCCCTGTATAGCTTTATCCATCCACTCATATCAAATCCATTGTTTATATCTGCTCATCTCATACTCTATGGAAGCAAGGAACTCCTGCTCGTTTGCCGAAGGAAGATAGACCCCAGCCACCTCTGAACTCCAGTTTCGGAATCTCTCGATGGATAGGGTCATCTCCTCTTTCGTAAGCTCTGCCGAACTTCTCAGATACTCGACCTTGCCGAGAATGCCATCCTCCTTCTCACGCACATACAGTTCCTTATTTGATGCCCTCTTGTAGAATACCTCCTTGACATAATCAAGGGTGTTCGCGGTTTCTATTGCGAGGTATCCGATGATGAGGTGCAGATAGCGGTTCTGCTGTGTCGTGCGCTTCGACTTCTCCGAGAGTTCGACCATGCCCTGCTTTTCATACAGGGTATTGCATCTTCTCTTGAACCTCTCTCGGTCAAGCGGATTTCTGAGATCGTAGAGCATTATCTTATCCTGATAGAATAGCTCTCAACTATCTCCGCTCCGGCAGGAAGAATGCCCTCTTCCTTCTGGAACTCCTTGATGGCGGTCTTGCTGACCTTCATCTCTGCCGTGATGTACGGAGGAAGAATCTTATTTAATTCTTCAAGATTCTGCTGATATGCCGAGAGTATCTGCTCTTCGTTCACTTCTATCGAAGTAGTCCTTGCTCGGCTTATCTTGCTTTTATCTCCCTCTATCTTCTCAATGCCGAACATACCCATCGTCTCGCAGATGTGCTGTTTTATTCGTTTTTCGGCATTTTCAGCCACTTTCTTGAGTTTGGTAAACCTGTCTATCTCCGCCTTGATAATCTCCTTCTGCGAAGCAAAAGAACGAATAAGAGCGGTATATCCATCTGCTTTCTTAGCCATACCCTGCTCAGTATCACTGAGTGCGAGAGCAAGCTCCTCGGTAAGCTCTCCACCATTCTCCCAGAGAGCATCCTCAATCGCAGCCATATCGGCCGATAACTGGAATAAAGTCTTTGTATCCATTATGCTTTATTGTATTTCTCGTTATACTCACGGACTGCCTGGATTATCTGCTCACGATACTCCTTCTTCATGCGGTAATGCTCCGATGCCATATCTGCTACAGATGGCTCGCCGCCCCTGATTCTCTCAAGGATGCTGTGAAGGTTCTTCTCGGATAGCCAAGGTCTCTCATCCTCCTGCTTCTGCGGTGCCGGAGAAGGCTTGATAGAGGTGTTATCCATCGTGTCTGCATCCTTCGTATCATCAATGCAGAAGAGTCCGTTCAAGGCATATTTCCTTGCGTATGAAGATGCCATGCCAGTGATCTGCGACTCATCCATACCTTTCTTGTCCATCGGCTCTCTTGCGTAGGCAATCGAAGTCTTATTGTCTCCCGAAGAATTTGAAAGGGATGCCGTTGCCTTGACATAGTATCGTTCCCCTATGAGTACGATCTCGTCACTTATCGTGAGTGTGCAAGATTGCTCGTCAAGAAGCGGCTTGACTGCTTCGAGAATATCCTCGCAACTGCGGTAGTGATACTTTCCGAAAGAGTTGTATTGCCCTTTCGGTGCTTTCAGCCCTTGCTGAATCATTATTAATTCTTTCATAACTATCCGAGAGTATTAGGCTCATTAGACTTAGGAAGGAACGTAGCACAGAGCTCGTCAAACGAACTCTTGTCAAATACGTGTATCCATTCGTAACCTCCGTTTGGAAGATGCACAACAAGCCGGCTTGATTGGGCTTCGGCATCAACCCTAATTCCCGCAGCATACATTCTTGCCACGAACTCTCCGATCTTATCGGCTGTAATGTAATACTTTCTCATATCTTTAATGATTTTGATTGTCAAAGAAAAACCCTCCCCGATTTGGCAAGGGAGGGCATCGCATTTTGATTTACGGACATATAATGCCCTGTTTGGAATCAGCCATGCAGTCAGGCACATATAACCGATTCCGAAGAACTCTTCTGACTGATTTTTATGTCACATTACACTTTTGACCATGCGCATCACTGCGATTGGTGGTCAGTCGGGGCGCATCCGAACCCCACTCCCAGATAAAAACCTATTATTGTTAAACATTGGATGCATTGGGAGCGAAAGGCAGGGCCACCCGCCCCTCGCTCGGATAATAACACCTAAAACTAATAACTATGAACCCTCACGGGCTTTGGCCACACGGAGAGGGAATTGAACCCCCGTCTTCGCATCCTCGATTTTCCGACAATCTGGTGCGATGTTCTGCCAACTGAACTATCCGATGGTATTGGGGTTGTGTCGGCAACCCCTTGCAGATTATAACCAAATGAACTGAAAGCAAACTCCGCATCCGACAATGCGGTATGGTTGGGGCGGCCACTACCCCATGCTTAATATGCAAAAAATGAAATCCGTTAACTTGTGTGGCCGATTATATCTCTCCTAAACCATGGCATTCGGGACACTCCGCAAGCTCGGCCTTGCAGAATGCAGAACCTAAATCCTGCGCCATGTCCTCATCATCGGGAAGCATATCGTATTCCTCTTCGCTTACCTCCGATGTTTCCCTCGTTACGACATTGAATCTAAAGAACCCCATATGCCCCCTGCCGTGACAGACGTGGCATGTATCTACCTCGTTTCCGCAGCAGGGACAGTTATATGAGCTATACCCTGCGCAAACCGAACAGCTCATACCAAAACATCTTTGCGCACAGACCAGATGATCCATGCGACCGCTCCTGCGCCGATGCATCCGAACACGGAGACGATGCTCTGTTCAACGATTGATGCCACAAGGCATGCTATGGCAACCATGGCGAACATACCTGCGAAGATGGTTAGCATCAGGCTTCCGAGCATTCCGAGAACCTTGATGAGTAAGTTTAATGTCTTTGGCTTCATGTCATGCTTGAGTGTTGTAAAACTTGATTATGTCTATTCCCTTGTACCTATGAGGTAGCGATGGGAGTCTCTTTTCAAGGGAATATCGGAGTCCCTGCTTTTCATATGCGGCTATGGTCGGTCTTGACACACCGAGCATCCTTGCCGCATCGGACTTGCCGTATCTCTCATTCGGCTTGCATCCGTTGTTCAGTGGATTCTCCATCTTTCCTTGTCTTTATGATTAACACATTCCCTCCGAAGTAGTGCGGGATGTATCTGTATTCCGATTTCGGATTCTTGCTCTCCCTCAAACATACGGTCTTGAATGAAAGGAAGTTTCCGTACTTGAACTTGAGAGGCATATCAACCTCTCCTTCCTGCATCAGTCTGATGATGGCAACCCATTTCTTCAGTCTGATTAAATCCTTCATTGTTGTTTTTGATAATGCCATACTTCTTAAATTATTAATGGGGCAACCTCGCGGCTACCCCATGGAACTAAAACCTCGAAAAACTATTATGGTATCCCACTCTGACTTCTTCCTGCGAGGACTTGTGACCCGCCATCGGTGCATTAAGAAGGGAGGACACTTCTAAAGCATCCTCCCGTATCAAAATCTTCTGTAGTTTTCTCGTTCGCATTCGTTTTCCTCCTTAATGGCTTTTTACGACCACACCCTGAAACACACCTCTCGGACTTAACAGGTTCGGGACTCAGAGCATCCATTCAATGATGTTGAGGGAGATTTCTTATGTTGCTCAAAGACTACCTTCCGGCAGTAACGCAGTGCAGTGAAGACTCCATTCTTCGGCTTGCAAGAAGATTTCCTACAAGGTGGGGTTTCGCCCCACTCGCTGATTTGCTTCAGCTTGACCAATCGCAGCGGATTCTCAATGTAATCCCAAAGAACTTGTTTTTGAAACTTTTTACAACTTTCGGTAACATTTGTTGCTTATTTGAAACCCATTCCCTATCTTTGAAGTCCAAAACCAAGACTTCCACATCGTGACCCTGACACCAAAGGCAGGGGTGGGATTCATTTGTAACCGTTGTTTCCGATTGCAAAGGTAAACATCTTTACTTAAATAACAATAGTTTTGGTAAAGATTTTTACTAAAAATTTTTAATGGATTATGGAAAATGCTGACTTTAAGTTATTTATCTTTCAAAATAAGATAAAGCAATCTTTCCTCGCCAAGTACCTAAATGTTTCTGAGGGGTACATTTCGAGTGTTGTAAGTGGTCGAAAGGAACTATCCGATGAAAATTTTGGTAAAGTTCTTAACAACCCTTACGGTTGGGATGTATCTATGCTAACTCAGCCTGAGAATCCTATGGCTGACGAGCCAAAGGCAGACGGTCTTGTAGATTACCTTACAAGAAAGGTAAGCGATCAAGAGGTACTGATAAGAGAACTTTATCAGCAGATCGGGATGCTCGAAGCAAAACTTGACCTTGCAAGAAAAGGGGAGATTGCAAGCATTGCCGTTGGTTCTTCCGATGCAAATGTCGGATGACTCATCGCTGTTTGTAAAGTTCGCTTTCATCACAAAATCTGTGTTAATTATTACAATTTTGGTGATTACTAACTATCGTGCCAAACACAATTTTAGTGAAGAAAATTTTTAAAACATTTGTTAACTATTAAATAAATCTGTTATGAAAAAGTTAGTAATTATTTTCGCCGTCATAGTATCCCTGTGTTCTTGTAAGAACAACTTTGAAGATTATAACTATTATGGGTATTTCTTCCCTGAATTTTATTACCCAGAATTAGAGCAAATGAAAAACGAGGAGATTAGAATGAGGTGTTCATTCCTTAATCCCGAAGAAGGGAACGAGGGGATGGTGGCAATCAAGCAGGTCGACGAATCGGGCGAGATAATGAGCGATACGGGAAACACGGCCCTATATATTAAGAATAAAAAAGGTGTGGAGTTATTATCGCCTATGGAACTCAAATTAAAGGTAAAAGGCGAAAAATCTATTAGTATTACCATTACTGACATCAATATCGAAAAAGATGACATGACCGTAAGGGCAAAAAAGATTGGCGACAAAAATGATAAGAGATATTATGATGTCGACAATATGATTTGGCTTGATTTCGACAAGGCCGAAATGAACGAATGGAAGAGTTTTAATAAAAAATATGGAAAGTGATTATGAGAACCTTAGCAACATTCATTATTTCATTATTAGTATCCGTTTCGGCCACGGCTCAAATTAAAGTCGTAGAAATAGAGAGACAGGCAGATACCCTCATGTTCGTTTTCAATTCGGGGATGGAAACGATCAACGTATATAAAAACCCTAACGGCTATTTCCTCGCAGAGAAGTCAACCAATATGTTTGACCCAATCAAAAGATTCTATTTAGGAAAAGACAAAGCAGAGGCGTGTACATCAGTAAAGACTCTGTTAAGTTTCTGCGGAGAAGACGTAGAAACAACTATAAAAGTGTTAGATGCGATGGGTCAGGAGTATGTAATCACAACAGACATGGGGCTTGGAGGATTTGATCGCAAACCTACACCACAAGTCAGCAACATGATATGGCTGCAAAGTATAGAAATGGCTGGATGGGTGCGTTTCACTAAAAAGTGTTTAGAAGAATTACTTTCACGCTTATCTTAATATTCTTATGACCGAATCCGACAGAATAAAGTTCCTCATCAAGCATCTCGCAGGAGGAAATGCAAGCAACTTCGCAAAGAGGGTGGGGATCGAGAAGGGAAACCTGTCCAAGATAACTACTGGCAAGAACTCCGCAAGGCTCGTCAACATAAAGATACTCGACGCATATCCGCAGGTCAACAGAGAGTGGCTTGAAACAGGAGAAGGCTATCCGGGAGACATAACGGTAGAACTCGTCAAGGCTCACTTCCAGGAGAAGATTGACAAGGCCGACAAGGTAATCGACCACCTCATGAGAAGAATCGACGACCTCGAAAAAAGACTCGAAGCCCAATAGCATACCACTTGCAAAATACTTGCAAGCATTATTTAACCAATCATAAAAGTTTAACTATCAGCTCTTTGCAATAGTGTTCATATACCTACGGATCAGAAGGTTACAGGTTTGAATCCTGTCGGAGTCACCAAGTATTGAACCTATTGAAAATCAAGCACTTAAAAGCGGATTTCAATAGGTTTTTTCTTGCTTTTTAGCGGAATTTTGGCTCTGAAAAGTGTAAAAAAGTGTAAAATTCTGTATAATTCTGTAAAGAAAATACTTGCAAAACGCTTGCAAATAGGTCCGAAACTTGCAAAATACTTGCAAAACACTTGCAAAGGTGCTGAACCAACAAAACCTCTATTATGGCAAAAGTGACATTCTTTCACGACACAAGGGCGGGATCGGGAGAGTTCCCGCTGAAGCTCCGCATCACGCACAAGGGCAAGTCCGTACACATCAACCTCGACCTCAAGATACCCAAGTCATGTTGGGATGAGTACGAGGATAAGATCGTGGGACATCCAAAGGAGAAGTCCCTGAACGAATACATCATCACGAAGAAGTCCCTCGTGGAGTCCGCGATAATGAAGTTCGGACTGACGAACAACCTCGACAAGCTGTCGGCATCCCAACTGAAGGTGGTCGCGGAGAGCGGTGGGGAGACTGCGACAAAAGGTGTCGGACATCCTTTCGTCAAGTTCTATGAGAGGTGCATGGAAGAGAAGAAGGCAAGGAAGACAAGGCTTAGTTACGAAACGGCCCTGAAGAAGATGAGGGAGAACGACCCCATGCTCAACAGCCTTACCTTCGAGGATATTGACGACACATACATCAAGAAACTTGATGAAGCATGGGAGAAGAAGGGATTATCCACCAATACAAGGGCGGTCTACTTTCGAAACATCCGCTCGGTGGTCAACGATGCGATAGACAACAAACTGACCACGACATATGCATTCAGGAACTTTTCCATCAAGAAAACCCCGACAAAGAAAAGGAATCTATCGGTAGAGGAACTGCGCATGCTCCGCGACTACCCTATCGTGAACGAATTTCAGCAGAAGTACAGAGACCTATTCATGCTCTGCTTCTACCTCCGTGGAATAAACGCAAAGGACCTGTTCGGACTGCGGAAGTCAAATGTAAGATTGGGGCGCATTAACTACGTGAGGGCCAAGACAGGCAAGTTGTATTCGGTCAAGATAGAGCCGGAAGCAAAGAAGTTGTTGGACAAGTACAAGGGCAAGGACTATCTCATTGACGTATGCGACGGAGCAAAGACCGAGGAGGAGTTCGATGTAAAGTACGAAGGCTTCCTTCAGAGGATGGACAGAGGACTGAAGAAGATAGGGCCGTACACCAGAAGCGGACTGGGCGGAAAGAAGAAGATAGATGCGATACTCCCATTCCTCTCGCAGTATTGGTGCAGGCATACATCCGCTACCCTCATGGCGCAGATGGGATACTCCAACGAGATCATCGCATGCTCCCTCGGCCATGAATACGGAAACAAGACCACAAACATCTATATCGAATACAAGGAATCCGAGATAGATGCGGCAAACAGGGCATTGATTGACTTTGTAAACGAGAAATGATATGGACATCCGACTGAACGAGAAAACGGCTGAAATGGTCAAGGAATTGGCTATTTCGCAAGGAATGAAAGAAGATGAGGTGGTAAATAAAATCGTGGAGTGGTATTTCGAGGATTGCAGAAAAGAAAAATAGTACTACCTTTGCACCGAAGAACTAAATGAAACTTTGAAGGGTGGCACTCCGCGATGGAATGTCACCCTTCTCTTTTAATCGTTCGACTCGTTCGTTCGCTTCTTTCGCTCTCTTAGGACTTTTCTATGTTCGGCCACACGTTCAAACTTTCTCTGAGTCCTGCCGGATTCCTCGCACTTGGCATATTGCCCCGGCTTGTGACCTATCTTCTCCTCCAGGAAGAAATCTGCCATCTCGTTCAGCACGGCTGTTTGAAGCTCTGGGTTGTTGCAAGGCTCCAGGGATGTAAACATAGTAAGGAAGACCATATATCCCTTGACCTTGGCTA